CCGCAGTCTACCTCAATAAAGATGGACGAACTTAAAACTATGGTTCGTCGTAATGCTCTACGTTTGAGAATTGAAGGTGTTGACGTCGAAGGTCAAAGGTTTGATAGAAAAATCTCTGCTATTGGTTTGAAAGCTAATTTTGTACTGTGCAATAACCATTTTTTCAAAGGAGTGGCGACATGTACTATGAGTGTTTTTGTTACACCTGAGGAAGAAGGAGTCTCTGGAAATTTATATGATATACCATTCAATGTGGTTGGTGTAGTCAGAGATGCTTCTCATGACCTTGCTTTGTTCTGCTTGAATCAATTGCCAATGTTTAAAGACATCACAAAATATTTTCCCATAGCGCCCATTGAGGGTTCTTATAGTGGCACTTATGTGGGTCTAGATGGCGATTGCTATCCTTATGAAAATGATGTGCGAGCATTGACCAAAAGGTGCTTGCGCAATTATTATTTGGGCAATATTGAAGTTTGGCAAGGCCAGTCTCAAAAACCAACGAAAAATGGCAATTGCGGCACCGCTCTGGTTGTGGATTCTTCGACTCATCGTATGATTTTAGGAATACACACACTTGGCAATGGCTGCATTGTAGGAGCTACAACTGTTACACAAAAAGAAATTAACCTATTGATCGCCCTATATGTGCGGACAGTAGATCCAATGTCACGGTTTGTTGTCGACCCTGGGGTAATCCCGGTGGGCAATAAACTTGGGACAGAAAGAGAACTTAACTTCTGTGTCGACAACTCTTGCAACTTTGCAGAAATGGAAATTAGAGGAGATGAACTTGAAGACTGTTTGCCTCAATCTGAGGAAAAGAAAGATTTGAGTGAACATCCAATGTTCAGTCTCATTCCTCTAAATGCGAAGTCACCTTTTCGTTTCATTGACAAGGGTGTAGCACGCGTTTTCGGATCTTTAGATCGACCACGGCCACATCCCAAGAGTCGCGTCACAAAATCTCCTCTTTTTGAGGCGTGTCGGAGAAGAGGCATACAAGAAACTCACGGCCCCCCTGCTATGAAGGGTTGGCAAGTGCCTTACAATGCCGCTGTCAAGCTTGTTAAAGGCGATGTGCAATTCTGCGAGATGGACCTCAAGGAGATTGCTCAAGAAATGCTCGAACATTTTATGGAAGGCATTGGAACCGATAAAAAGCTTATTGAGATCTACGATGACGAGACAGCCTTAAATGGTGCCGATGGTATTCGTGGTGTTACTAGCATGAACCGCAACACTTCCAATGGATTCCCCCACTATGGTATTAAAAGGAAATTCATGGTTGAAAGACCTGAAGATCCTAGCAAAGTGGATTTCGCGCCTGAAATGCTAGAACTTGTCCGAATGTATGAGGACAAAGCACGACGTGGTATAAAGCCTAACTGTGTTTACTCCTCAGCATTTAAGGATGAGGTTAGACCTATCCAGAAAATTCTTGACAAGAAAACTCGCGCTTTCTTTGTGGGCAGCACTCCTGCTGTGCATGTTGGGCGTAAGTATTTTTTGTGGTTGAACCGTCTGGTGCAGAAATACCAGTACGTTTTCAAATGTGCTATGGGTATAAATGCAAATTCTACAGAATGGACGCAACTTCGATTATATCTTACTCAGTTTGGGTTGGATAAATTGGTGGCTGGCGATTTCAAGGATTTCGATGCCACTCAAATGGCCTCTGCACTTTACTGGTGTTTCTGGATCACGTGGAATATGGCTGAACAAGCTGGCTGGAATGATTCTGAGCTCTTGGCTATGAAAGCCATTTCCATGGATATCATTCATGCCATCTATCTTTTTAATGGTGATTTAGTTGACTTCATGGGAAATAATCCCTCAGGTCAAATTTTAACAACCATTATTAACTCCTTTTGGAATGTTATGATGTTAATGTTCGTTTATAAGAAATTAAACCCTGAACACGAAATACAAACCTTCTGGAGTAATGTGGCAGTCATGACTTATGGTGATGACAACATCATGGGTGTGTCTGATCATGCCCCTTGGTTTAACCATACTGCCATTGCGGACGCTTTCGAAGAGGTTAATGTGGGTTATACCATGGCCGATAAAGAAGCCAAATCCGTACCTTACATTCATATAAATGAATGTAATTTTCTCAAAAGAACATGGACGTGGTCTATAGACCAGCGTGTATGGCTTGCTCAGTTAGAGGAACAATCAATCATGAAATCCCTTTTGTTCGTTATACCTAGCAATGCCATAGACATTCCAGACCAGATGTGTGCTGTGTTACATAGTGCTGCCCTGGAATATTGGAATTATGGCCCCGACGTTTATTACGAGAAATGTAAGCTTTTTATTAATATAGCTTACGAATCCGGAATAGTGTGCTACTTGCGACCTTTTAAGTCGTACGCAGCAATAGAAGATATGTATTGGAAGAATTCCGGCCATGCTTATAAACATATCTACGCTCAAAATGAGGGTCTTAGAATGTCGCCCGTGGAGCAGGAACTCTCGGTACTTATGTGCCCAGATTGTACGCCCTTAACAGATATCACAGATTCAGCAGTAACTGAGGCTCTAATCGATTCGCAACGGAGCCTAGAATGGGTTGAGTTTGTACAGCGCGCTTTGGATGAAGCGTTACCTGTTAGCGAAGATCTCACCACGGAAAATGGACGAACTTCTGTGTGTGATAAAGAACCGCCCAACAACCAACAACAGTTTAAGAAACAAAAACGAGAAGTCAGTGAAATGCTGAATATTATGGAGATGCCCGATTTAGATTTTATGTTAGAACCGCAATCGGATAATGTTGGTGGCCAAACGCCAGCGCACCATCAACCTAAACAAGTTTCACCTGATAATGCAGTCAATCATGACAATGTAGAACAGGTTGAAGTTGCTAAATTTGTGGATGATGTGCAAGGTGAAATGGCTGGACATTATGCTCCAAAGTTTTTGCCAACAGGTGTTGATTTTACCGAATCTAATGCTGATATGGGGAAATTCCTCAATCGTCCCGTTAGAATTTGGTCTCACACCTGGTTAGAATCGGATACAGTTGGTACTGTCACCACGTTACAACCTTGGAATCTTTTTATGAACGATCCTAAGGTTAAATACAAGCTTAATAATTTTGCTTGGATTCAAGGTGATTTACATATTAAAGTGGTGATTAACGCCTCCCCTTTCTATTATGGTAGTGCAATTTTTGCCTACTATCCAAAAGGAAATGTCACGCCACCAGCCTTACCATTTACCGATTCGGCACAAAGGTATTACATACCTATGTCACAGTTGGACCATATTTTTATCTTCCCGCAGGAAAATAAGGGGGGTGAAATGGTCCTACCATATCTTAACGCCAAGAATTGGCTCCAAGTTCAAAAGGCAACAGATCTTCAAAATTTTGGAGATTTATACTTTGCGATTTATGCACCATTACTTAGTGCAAATGGTGCCACCGGAACTGGCGTCTCAATCCAAGTGTTTGCTTGGATGGAGAATGCTAAGCTCAGTGGTCCATCTCTTGGCTTGTCAATGCAATCTGATGACGTGAATCCCAATAAGCTTGACAAAATTCAAGCTGCTGGTATTTCTTACAAGTTGTACGATGATTATGACTTTGATGATCTCACGTATATTAATGATTTTATTGAGAATCATGACCTTGGCACTAAGGATATGTGTACTTTTCTGGATTATGTGCGAACGGGCGCAGATGTTGTGCCCTTCTTGGCGCGGATTAAACGAGGACCTGCTGATAAATCTGATGATAAATCACTCTTCCCAATGATTGATGCGCACTTACGTTATTTCGAGAGGTATGCTCGTAACTCGCGACGGTTTCACGTCGATTTGGAGAAACAACTTGAAGTGCAGATGGAGGCAGCATCTACTATGTCATCTGATGCTGCACAGCCGCCCCAAAATTTCGGTCAACGAGCTACTGGTGCTGCGCGATCAGCGATTAACACTGCCAACACTTATACTACAATTGGCGAGAATACGCTTGACGAATACGGCCCATCTTCTGGACCCGTGTCTTCAGTGGCTTCTGCCGTTGCTTGGGCCGCAGGACTTGTCAAAGGCATACCTATTATAGGACAATATGCCACAGCGACTCAAATTGGGGCTAGTGCAATTGCTCGCATAGCTGCTATGTTCGGTTACACTAATGTGCCTAATTTACAGCCTACTGCCGCATTTTATTCAAAACCATTTCCAAATCTTGCTGCAACAGACGAATGTTTTCCTGTACATAAATTAACTATGGATTCTAAAGCTGAGCTCGGAATTAATGGCCAAATTGTCGGAGCAGAAAATTCAGACGACTTACTTATTTCAACAGTATGTGGTCGAGAATCGTATTTGACAAAGTTTAGTTTTACTACAGCTAACAATGCGGATGACATTCTTTTTACGATGAATCCGTCCCCGTCTGTTTATGATACAGATGGTGCAACACAGTGTGCGTTCTATCAAGTTCCAGCTTGTCACATCGGTCAACTTTTTAATGCTTGGCGAGGCGACATGTACATCCGTATTCGTTGGATTTGCACACAATTCCATAAGGCTAGGGTTATTGCAACTTTTGATCCCGCTGGTTATACAGGTGAAAATCTTACAAACGATGCGCTTGTTTTCAATGCAGTTTTTAACGAGATTATAGACATTACCCCTGACGCCAATACAGAATTTCGAATTCCTTACAACCAGGCTACACCTTGGCTACGTACAGTAAATGTCAACGCTGGTAACAAAACGTGGCAAACTGGGACTGCTCCAACTTTCAATTATAATAGTACCTATCACAATGGAACTTTTATGATTCGAGTTCTAACTGCACTAACTGCTCCAGTTGCTTCGGCTACCATTTACGGCCAAGTTTTCGTGCGTATGGCTGAAAATTTTGAATTTGGCATGCCACGAGAATTGGACACACTATCCGAAGTAAATCCCTTGTCTTGGATTTATCCTCAGGCCGATATGGGTACCGTATCTAGTTCCCTCGGACCGATTCATGATCCAGCACCGGGACAAAATCTTGTCAATTTTGGCGAGAAAATTATTTCTCTTCGACAAGTACTACAGCGGAAAATGTGGGCCAGAACTGAAATCCAGGCTACCACAGCTACTTATAATCAGATCTTCCAATATACCATACCTAGATTACCACGGCCTTTTGGTTATGATCCTAATGGCATTGATGTTGCCAACAAAATTGTAACTACTGGTTCCACTTACACATTCAATTATGATTGGATGACCACTCTAAATTGGATTGTGCCACTTTTTCTCGGAAATCGTGGTAGTACAGATTGGGTAGTAAATGTTACTGGTGTAGCTCCTGTAGGCCAAATTCGTGCTGTTCGCTCTGGTGATAAGCGTTCATTAGGCACCATTCTAACAGTTCTTAATGGTGTCACGAATACTAGCGAGTACATGTTTGAACAAAGAGCAAATAGTGATTGTGGACATGGAGGCTCCTGTATCATCAATCAAACTACACAGTCAGGTTTGACTTTCCAATTCCCAAATTATTCTAGGTATAGATTTGCTGGATGTGGACCGCTCATTCCTTCTGCCAATAACCTGAACGATATGGCAGATGAAGCCATTACTATCGAATTGGAAGTGCAACCAATCGATAATGCGGAGTATACTCCGTACGTTCAACTCATCACCCATGTGGGTGCGGGCACAGATTTTAATCTTGTCCATTTCTTATTTGTACCAGTTTTGTACCGGTACTCTTCTTTACCCACAACTCCATAGGGGCGCATGGTGCCCCACATACATATTGTATATTAAAACTCAGACACTTATGTCGAGGTCCTTCTTAGGAAAAGCTTTAAAACAACGGTTTTAAGAGAGGACCTCTCGATAGGGGTCCTTTTGGAATTTCCCGTCGAGTGAGTAGAGCCATGAC